CCCATGAAGACAGTACCCTGCTGCGTGACGGCCACTTGCGGTATGTATGAAACGCGGAATGCTAGTGGCCTGTAATTCTGATAAGCAGGGGCAAACTGGCTTATACGTGTGCCCATCCAATAGGCGGGATTGGCTGGGAACATGGCAAAGATGGTATCGGCACTGGCGACCAGGTCTGCTGGAATGGGGTAGATTAGATCACACCCGCTAACTATGGCACTGGTGGCCGTTCGGGAGCTGACATTGAATCGCGGTCGCACGTGGGCAGCATAAGCCGCGGGCATGGCACGCGTTAAGCTCCGGTTAGACCCACGCCTGCTGGGTCTCTTCTTGGACTTGTTGTTGGAGGATTTGTTTTGGACGTTAAGCTGGGCTGTCGCGCGGCGCGCCAGCGCCGCGGAAATAGCGGAGCGGATATATCTCTTGATTGAGGTATTCATGGTTAAAGCGACTCTTTAACGTTAGTACAATTTGCGCCTGTCTAGAATCGGCGCGCCGAAATCCACGAACGCGCTCTCTCGCGCATCGCGGTGTACACTCCAGTGAGTTGCTCAAGGTTGACTCCGCATTTCTGCTCTGCTCCCACTAAGCAATTGAGCAGATGTATGGTGAACCCATCATCCTCCAAAATGTGTTTCTCTGCAAGTTTCTGATCAATTGGATCTATGCCGAAGATCTCATAAAATAACTGGCGTTGCTGCGTTGTTGGTTCGCGGACCAGGTCCCATCTGGTGAATTCTACGCGCATGGATTTGTGGTGTCGGCTACCTCTACAGTTCGAGTAAACGCGCTGAACCATCGCCTTTCGTAAGCATTCCGTGTCTCCATGAAACCACTTGGACTGATGTATCTCCTGACAATAGCGGAAATGATAGGACAGCCAGGACATCGATAAGCCAAGCTCATAGCTTTAGCGGAGACCAGACCGGGGTAGTTGCGTGTATTTGCCCCCAGCATGGAGTTAGTGAACGGAAATGTGGCGACAACTTTGATGGGATCACAGACAAGCTCTTTGTTATCATTCCAGTACATTGAACAATATCCAGCTTTACCTAGGTCGGTGTATTCAGCCATGTCGACGGCCACCCCGAGTTTCCCCAGGGCGGCCTCAATGGCCTCCTGGGTCACCCAGGCTGGCCATGATGTGAGGCTGTCATCTCCTTCGAATACGCCACGGTAGTTGCCGAGGCCCACGCCCGTCAGTATCGCGGAGCTATCCATGAGCAGCTTGTTGCGGATCGTGTTGGAGAGGCTCGTGGTATAGCGCCCGCTGAACTGGACGGCGGGGGTACGGATGGTAACACCGGAACGGGATTTAAGGACGCCACCGGATTCGATGTAGTCAAGGAGGAAGTGGTACTCGGCAGGGATTAACTGGCGGTATACTCTATGTTCGCCGAGTCTCATCATCTGCCGGTTAGGTACACATTCAAAGCTGGTGTAATCTGCTACGAAACGCTTGGGGAGCATACCTAGCCGTTGTTCGATTGCGTTAGGGCGGTAGTGCTCAGGGATCTCTTTCGTGCAGTACTTAGAGCTAAACATTGGATTCATGAGATGGAAGAAACCCATCGACATGAGGAGCTTCTCGCCTTCCTGAGGGAAG